AACATACATCTTTTGCTTTTATATTTACTGATGGATGATATTGATAAAGTATACCTGGAGTTACTATCATATTGATATCATACTCATCTGGGTTGCTTACTGCGTTGATTGCTTTAAAGTAATCTGTCGTTCCGGCCGTACTTACAGTTGAACAATCAAATCCTTGAGTGTTTGTTGTAGTTATGTAGGTGCCGGTTCTTTTTTGAAGATGTGGTTTCTGACCATCGTACCCACCTTGGAATGGCATCATAAACTTCCTAGTGTTAGCTGATGTTTGTGTTGTTGTCAAATTAATTGTACTAGAGTAAGGTGATGTCGCGTTTGGATAATTAGCTGAGCTATCCTGACTGTAGTCACCTAAATAAAAATCTTTATTCGATCCGGTTGAGTAAGAAACATTAGGTAATGGTTTTAAATAATTATGATTATCTGTGTTTGTAAAATCATAATCGAAACCAAAATACTTTTTCTTGTTGTAAACATCATTTATTTTTTGTTCAACTATCATTGACGCTGATGGAATTCTTGTTCCTAATGATGATGGAATTGGTTCCCATATTGATCTAAAACCAAACGGTACCAAATTAGCTGAAGTTGCTTTATTGTCGACAGCTGTATCAACTTCTATTCTAATGTAAGATGATTTGTTTGGATAGTCACCGTTAACTGTTACTTTTCCTTCACTGTCTACTGTTAAATATTGATCGCCTATTCTTCTTTTAACGTAATTAGCAGAATCTGGATCTAATGTCAAATTACTGAATGTCTCTAATACATTTGGTTTAGTATCTGAGTCATCGTATTTGTAAGGAGTTCCACCTGAGCCAATAAAGAAATCTTGATCTACTGCTCTTACTACTAAAGTAAATGTTCCATAATCAATACCAGCTACGCTTCCTGCAGGCTTAACATTTGATATACCTATTTTAGTTTCGAAGTTCGTAGATGTTCCGTGTGCCATCGTATGCGCTCTAAATAAATTATATTTAGTAGTTCCATTAATTTTTTGAGAAGTAACCCACGGTGTGTTTGCAGTTGAGTATGTACTTCCAAAATCCCATGCGCTTGCAGCAATATTAATAACAGATTCAGCTGATGAGTTTATTGATAAAGATCTACTTGCTGCATTTTTAAAATACATGTAATTATAAACAGCTTGAGTTCCATCTGCATTATATCCAAACACATTACCTAGGTAAGTATTACCGTTAGGATCAACTGAACATGAAAATGTTGTTCCATTAACTGGATTTGCGTTGCCTGTGAAGGCGTCTGTTGAATCTACGGCGTATGACCCTGTTATTGTTAAAGTAAACACTCCTGTTCCTGCTCCGTTAGATATAGTTGAATTTGATGAAATACCGGTTGCTGAACCGAATAAATCTACGTCATTACCTGATGTGATTACGTATGTTGGATGAAGTATGTTAACGATCTCACCTCCAGCTGCGTCTGTGCCACCTTCTATAGTAACTTGATTAGCATGACCACCTACATTAAATCCAAGACTGTTACCTGCAGTACCTCCGTCCGATGCTGTAACTTGTAATGTTGATCCTACTGATGGTACAGTTGTAGTAACACCAATAGCAGCATCATTAATTGCAGCTGACATAGATTTAAATGTTGTGAGTGCTGCTCCTGCTCCTACTGCGCTAGCACTAACAAAATAAAATATAGGTGATGCGTTTGCTGGTAGTGGTGTGTCCATACATCTAAATGTATATTTTGTTCCTCCAGATCCAGTCACGTAAAAATAATCCCCATCAGCAATATTAGCTGATCCAGTAGCTTGAACTGATCCAGAAGCTACTACTGATGCTGAACCTGATAGCTGTATGCATATTGGTCCGTAATCTAAACTGTAACCACTCTGTCCTAATACTCTAACTATGGTAACTCGACCTGAGCTAGCTAGATATTCTCTAACGGTGTATGGTACGTATGTTTTAGGATCAGACGGTCCGAACTTCTGAACAAATTCGTCGTATGATTCTACTATCGTAGGAACGAACGCTGGACCTTTAACTGTTGATCCAATTACTGCTGCTCCAATTTCACTTATTCCGGTTGGTAGGAAGGATAAGTCATTCTCAGTGGTGAAGACACCAGGACTTACTATTTTTTCTGCCATTATTTACTCCTCAATTATGCATTTTTATGACTATATAACATTACTTATATAAATATCGATCTTTTTTGTAAACACTAATATAATAATATATAATACGTTGATATTTTATTTTAGCTTACAAGCTCGGGTTCTGCCAAATCTGCAGGTGTCAATTCACCCGTTTCTAAATTCAATTGGCCCCGGCCGTATTTCTTATTAAGAGACTCGACTAATCCAGATTCTTCCTTTTGTAGTTCTGTATATTTTTGTTCTAAGTCGAATTCTATTTTTTCTAAATTTTCTAGTTGCTGTTTTAACAACATCTTCTCTACTTTTAACTGACCGAACTGAGATGTTACTTGTCCGTATTGATCTCGAAGATTAGTTAAATTTTCTAATTCAGATTTTTCTAATTTTTTGCTTTTTACCATGGTACTTTTTTAATGATTAATTATTAAATAAATATGTTTGAATAATTTAAAAAAACCAATATCGGTTAACTACTCGGTATTTTGTTTATATCTGAGAGTGCTCTTTCTTTTATAACTAACTGAGCTCTTGTATTTGATTTTTTCATATTGTTTTGAGTACCGTAATCTTTTGGGATTAAATGAGCCTGAACTGTAAATCCTATAGATGCTCTATTGACTCTATCTTCGCCAGATACATTTGACGTCTCAAAACTGTAACTATTTGCTTTTGTTATGAATTTATATGTATCTCCCCAAGCTCTGCCACTCCAAAAGACCATATCTTCAACTAACTTATTAACTTGAGATGTATACTCAGCCCAACAAGTCATTTCATAAGTAACATCAATATAATCTGGCAAATTTATTTCGTATCTTTCTTTAACAGGTTTTCTACCTTGCAAGACTGAAAATTTATCGTATCTATTTTGTTTACTGTATACTTTTTCAAATTGGACTTTATTGTCTGGACCGAACATTACTTTATTATGAGCTAAACTATCTCTATCAGATATATCAGTTCGTCTAAATGTAATTAATGGTATTAAAATTTTTCCTTTTGAGTCTCTAAGATAACCATGTGACTGTATTGACGACCATTTCTCAGGAGATGCATACATTACAGGTACAGATATCTTTTCTCCATTTTCTTCTACGCGTGGTTTAATAGTATCTTCAATAAATTTTAAAAAAGCAGTGTCGATTGTCTGTAAAGTGATTTCGAAACTTTTAATAGTATCATCATCTCGTCTTACTTGTTCCGCTCTATTTATACCTTGAGATTTATCAGCTGTTTTATTTATAGAATGGTCGGCACCACCAACTGTTACGTATCCAAATTCATCTACATCACTAAACGAACTTTCTCTTCTTCTTTTTTTAGGTGCTTTTGCCATTATATACCTTTATCTATTTGAATAGTTTTTGTAATACCTGATCTTATATCTAATGTATTAATTCTACTTTTTCTTGTTAAGTGGCTTGAACATACAAACGCTACATTGTATCCATGAGTTCCTCGATTAAAATCAGTATCTGGATTCTTACCTGCTACGTAATTATTTTCAACTATACTATCTATTTCGTAATAATCTAAATCCCACTCGACTATGTCACCGACTTCGGGATAGACGCTCGTATCTTGCATAGTATCTCTTAAAAAGCTAAATACGGCTGTTTGGTTGTAATCCATTCCAAAATCATCACCTTCGAACGCCTGATCATCTCTTTCAACCAAACAGAATATTTTCATTGGGTTGTAATAAACCTTCTTGTCACTTTCTCCGTAAATATTTTCATTGGTATCTTGAAGTGAAAGTTTAAAGAATACGACTTCGATGCTCACTATATCATTAATGAGTTCTTTATTTAGATGTCTAAATAAGCTAGCGTCTCGTGCTGATCCGAATAATGCCATATCTACTTACCCTATGTATATATTTAGTGGCGATTTATTTAATTGTTCTTGTAAAAATTCAGATTCTTCTTTTTTACGTTCTAGTAAATTTCTTTTACTCATAGAATCTAAATGTTCTCGTAGTTCTTCTATTAAAGCAGTTTTTTCTTCGGAAGCCTGTGAAAGTAAATCTGCTCCATTTAATGTTATCTCTGCATTAGGAATGGGGATTGATGAATATTTACTTCTTACGTTACCTAGCATTTCTTTTGTTAATGCTAGTGTGTATTTAAATATCCACTGACGGCCGACATCGTTTATCTTGACAAACTCTATTTTATTGTAAGGTACATTACTAAAGTCTGTTATTACTCCATCCGTAGATGTTGTATTAGTAGCTTTAATTGGATTCGATCTATCAGATTTTATAATATATTCAAAGTATAAATTATAATCGCTTGCAGGTATAGGAAATATTTTTAATTGATTATTAATTAAAGTAAACGAATATGTACTCTTCCGAAAAGTGTCGTTAAATTCAATTGCTTGCATTCTTAATAAATCAGAATACATTGGTTGTAATATAAATGATATTGCTGGTGAATACGCTCCCCAACCAAAATTATCTAACATACCTTGCGAGCCAAGACCTGTTCCGATGAATGGATCAAAATATCTTGTTATGGCAGGTGTTTGTTCATAAAATATTTTTTTAATTTCGATTTGTTTATTAGGTTGATATATATCTCGAAATAATGTATCTAAATTATATTTTTGTACACTTTCTGTAACCGCGATTGATCCAGTATGCCAAGTTACGTTTCCACCAACTCCAGCTTCAACTCCATATTCTTCGGCTAACGTTATTACTTGTCCTAAATTATTTGATATTTCTTTACCAGTTAGATTTGATCCCGTAGGAGCTCCTCTTAATTCTAGTAAATAATCTTTAATGTTAAATGAATTGACTTGATTTCCATATTCTGAAGTAGCTTCTTCAAAACATGTGTAAAAATTTATATCTTGTAATTCTACATCCGTTATAGGATATCCTAATCGCCGGGCGCACCAATTCGCAGCTTTATCTGCAGATGATGTAAATTCATTATCCGTGTCAAAAAATCCAAAAGGGGTAGGATCGGTTACTGCGCCGAATGAACTACTCCCTGGCCATATAGGTATATTTGCCATTTACGATATCCTTTTATATATAAATATCTTAATTTAAGTTAAATCGCTGTATGCTTTTAATATTTTAGTTACAATATGATGTCTATGGTTTTTCTTAAGTTCACATATTTTAAATTCAGGTACTGACCCATTAATTCTATTTAAGAAACCAAATCCTGTATCTTCTGGATTTTTTAAATCAGTTTGTCTTAAATCTCCACATATTATCATTTTACTACCAGTACCAAGTCTAGATAAAATCATTTCCATTTGATCGTGAGTTATATTTTGTGCCTCATCAACTATTACGATACTATTAATAAATGTTCTACCTCGCATAAAAGATACAGGTACAATTTCGATCTTACCTTCAGCGATTATAAAATCAATTTCATGCTTTTCAACTAAATTGTACATATTTGCGTATATTGGACTTATCCACGGGTCCATTTTTTCTCGTAAATCTCCTGGTAAGAATCCTATTTCTTCTTTAGACACTGTTGGTCTAGTTATTACTATTGAATCTATTTGTTTACTGAATAGTGAATCTAGTGCGGTTTGACATGCTACTAATGTTTTACCTGATCCAGCATTCCCTTTTATTACAGTTACTGCATTGTCAAAAATTAATTTTTTTACTTCTTTCTGTTCTCGGTTTAATTGAAGTTTAAATTTTCTAGTTGAGTTTTTAGGTACTCGTCTTTGGAACCCTATAGTTTTTCCCATTAAAAATTATTTTTGTTTTTTTAAATGTATTATATTAATAAATATAAGCATAAAAAAAGAGGAGTAATAAATTACCCCTCTTAATTTTGATTAGTGTTGAATTTCCAATAAAATTATATTAGAACTTGTTAAGATCCGCAACAAATATTTTACCGTAAAATTCAGGACGTACCATCTTCTTAGCGTACCTAGTCATTACACCTTTTCTTGGGGTGAAGTTCGTAGGATCGTAAATAAGTGGAGTCATAATCAACGGAACATATGGAGCATATACTGCGCCTGTTTCTAAGAATTGAGTTCCTCTATATCCCATAAGAATAGTATTCTCAGTCATATATGGATTCTTGTAAACAGTCCATCTGTTATTTAATCCGCCAATCTTCTGAACGCCCATTGCGAAGTTCATCTGATTACCATCTGTGTCAGCTGCATATCCTGGAATAGACTCAATGATAGTTGCAACGGTTGGAGAACATACTAAGAAGTTAGCTCCTCCTCTCATTGTTAACTGATGTATCTTGTTAGATACTTTTTGAATCTTAGTTCCTAATGTTTGGAACCACGTTCCTTGATTGTAAGCTTGGCCTGTTCCAGCTTGATTTTCAAACGCTGTGGTTGCTGGGTTATATCCGTAACCAATTCTAGCTGACCATCTTTCAGTTGTCTGAGCGCTTCCAATTAACATATCAAGAATCTCTAAATCAATTTCTTGCGAAATGTATTCAGATAACATTGAAGTTAATTCAGCTTCTGCATCAATTGAATGATAAGCGTTCAAGTCTTGAGCGAACTCAGGAGTCCATACTGCTTTCAATTTTCTGGTTTTTGCAACAATTGGAACTGAGTTCATTGTTACGTTAATTTCCGGAATATCGAGATCAGTACCAGATCGTTGTTGAGAAGTACTTCCGTCTTCAAAATCACCTCTAGTAGTATCAGTTGGTTGTGCTTGATACTTAACAACAGCGTTAATTGGTGATGTGACAGCTGTTCCTATAGTCTGTATTAAGAACGTAGTATCACCGGTTGTACTATTATAAGTAGTGAATTGTGGGAAATAAGCTCTAATACCAGATCCTGAGATTTCAAATGCTCTTACACCTTTTGTATCTGCTCGAGTCATTGATTCTGAACTGATCAATACTTTCTTCAGTTGATACGTGGCTTGTGAGCCGTAAGATGCTGAGAATTCTGCGTCAAAGTTAAAATCTGATTCGGCTGTTACTGATGACGTTGCGTATGTTCCTGCAGCTCTTGCTTGAGCTACGCCATCTGTCAATGCTGATGTGGTTGCCTCGTTAATAGAGTAACCAAATCTTCCTGCGCCGTAAAGACCTTCACTTGGAGCTGTACCCCATTCTGAATCAGTAATACCAAATGTTGAATCGCTTTGATTCGCATTGGCATATCCTGTTTTAAATCCTGGTTGTGCAGTACCGTATTTGAAATCCAAATAAAATACTAGACCAGATGGTAAGTTCATCGGTTGAACTGATACCATTTCTTTCGCAGCTATTTCTGCGAAAACCCGTCTGACTAACGGAAGTGCGACTCCTGACCACTCTTCAGAATTAGATGCTGTTCCTGTTTTAGAAGCTTCATCGATCAACTGTTTGGCTTGGTTCTCCAATAGGATCGCCATACCACTTCGTTCGTAGTCGCTATCTAAACCTTCAAGAAGACCTGTCTTTTCCCATTTAGAGATCAAACTTTTGGTATCTTCTCTGAGCTTCTTCTGGTGATGGCCGGCACTTTCCATTAAGTGCGATAAATTCATGTTTGCCATGTTATTATACCTTTTCTTTTTTTAATAATTATAAAATTCGTTATTATTTAATTAATCCAGCTAAGAGTTTAAATCTATTAGCCAAATCATTTCCTTCAGAAATTACTTTTTTTGAAGGTTTGGTTGAGCCTATGCGTTTACTTGCTGTACCCTCGCGTAAAGATCTTTTATTTTTATTTGAAAAAGATTCTGCGATTGTTGCGTAAACTAATTTTACTTCTCTCAAAGTAGTTGCCCTGTCAAAATTCTCAATGACTTTAATTTTTTGAGATTCATTTAAATTATATGCTTTAAATAGTTTATTTGAAAACAATAACTTAGCATTTAATAAATTAATCTCATTAAGTTTGTCTTTTAAGAATTTAATAACATGATATGCTTCCTGTAGCTCTTTTTCAGTATTGACACCATTATTAGCTGTATTTTCAATACCTTCCATAGGGTCTTCTTCGTCTTCATCTTCTTCTAGATCATCATCATCTTCTTCTTTCAAAGCTTTGATAATTTCATCTAAGTCGATATCTTCTTCGTCTTCTTCTATTTCAGGTTCGTCTGAGAGCTCTTCAGGTGCTACTGCATCTTCTGGCTCATCAACGGCTAATTCAAGGTCTTCCTCTTCACCTTCAAGTTCTTTGATAATGGCTTCTAAATCGAGTTCGTCTTCTTCATCTTCTTCTAGATCATCACCTTGCAGGTCATCATCTTCTTCTAGATCATCAACGATTTCCTCGTCTTCGATTTCATCACCAATATCGTCAGATGATACTTCAGTTTCGTCATAGTCAATTGCACCGTCATCTGATGCTTCTGGAGCTGGTTCTGCGTTATCTGTGTCTCCGATATCGGATGCATCTAATTCAGAATCGTCACCTGCAGCATCGACTTCGTCTTCACCGACTGCGTCTAAAACTTCTTCATCTTCAGTTTCGCCGTTATCATCTATTTCATTTTGAATCTTAGCGGATAACATTGATTGAAGTTTTGGTGTAAAGGCTTCTTCAAGAGCTAATTTAGCATTTGCCATAGCAGTTTGTCTAACAGCTTTAGCATCAGCAATAGCCTCTTTTAGTAAATCATTCATTTTTATTTACCTTTTTGTTAATTTGGAATTCTACAACTATTGAGTAAAGTTGTAATTGGAAATCTAAATTGCGTAAACTCTATATAGAGATAGAGTATTTTAAAACATATATAAATATACGCATATTTAGTAAACAGTTAATATTTTTGAGAATTTATGCGGGAATCTCGCTTTTGAAGCATAATAGCTTTCTGTTTTTGGAGTCTTTTTATGGCAGATGGTTTATAATATTGTTTATTTCGTTTGGCTGCCTGTATGATGCCGGATTCTTTTACTTTTCGCTTAAGTCTTCTTAATGCATGTTCAACATTACCATCGATAACTTTTACTCCGATTGATGGTCCTGGAATTATAAAACTATTCTGCTTAAAGAAGTAATAATAACTTGGCAGTTTTCCTTTGTTTTGATTATGTTCTCTTGGCAACGTTTCCTAATTTATGGTGTAAGTATTCATCTGAGTCATCTGAGTCGCCGTCATTATCGATATCTTTATCTTCTAAATCATCAAAATCGGCAGCTGCTTCTTCATCATCTATATCGTCAAGTTCATTAATATTATAATATTTAGATAACGTTGATCCTATATCTTCGTAAGAACTTTCTAACCTTTGCTGTAACTGTGATATTTCTCTAGCTGTTTTTTCAAACAATTTAACTGAATCATTTAAATGTTTCATATTTCTTCCTACAGTCACACCATCGAACCAATCACCTGATTCTCCTAACGTCATATCTTTCGCGTTAAAACATAATTCCTTAATTACTTTAGTAACTTCTTCTAAACTAGATTCTCTGTAAATAGATTTATTAAAATTATTAAATTTAGCTATGGCTTCTAAAAAGGCCTGTTTTTGTTTGTAGCTAAATTTTTCTTTATTTTCATTTGAAAGCCAAGCTTCGTTAATTAGTTTTGATAGTTTCATTTCATTCACCTTATTATTTTTTAATATTATTACGACCCGCTTAATATATCTGTTATAATTTTATTTATATTATTATATTTACTGCTAACATTTAGCTTTGATTTATTTACTGATTCATTTACTGGTGATAAAAAAGCTCCTTGAGTTGATGGATTCGAAACAAAGTCAAATGCAATTAATTCAAAGTCAGGTTGTACTTGTACAATATCTTCTCCATTTTCTTCATGAATCTCTTTTACACTTCCTAATCCCCTAGAAGATATACCTAACCTAATACCAGATTTAAATAATTCTTTGAGTATATTTCCAGCCGGAGTGCCTAGCACTTCAACGGTCCCTATTAAATCATTACCTCTCCAACCCATATCTAAAACGTTGTGGGATACGTTATTTAAATTAACGACGGATGATTCAGGATGATCAAGTTCTCCTAATGCCCTTCTTTCTCTAATAAAAGTATCAGAATATTTAGCTGCTTCTCGCTGTAACGTTTTCATAGGATATACCCGATTGTTGTGATTTTTGGCTTCTGCTCTTTGAAGTACACCTTTAACTATTAGCTTACCATTTTTATTTAATGATTCGTTAATTTGGTCAGATGATATCTCAAATGGTATACAATCTACTAAAAGTTTTTTAATCATAATTATTTCCCTTTATTATACCCAAACGTTTCTTTTTCTGTAAAGATCGAAAAGAACATTAGCTACTTCGTACCTAATTAAACTTCGAATAGTCTCAAGATCTTTTGGTTCAAGTTTTTCTCTTATCACCCGTTTTTTATATTCTTCTTTTATTATATTTTTCAAATCTTGCTTTGTCATTATGAACTTAACCGTTTAAGTTTATTTGATATTCGAATCATTCGTTCTGATATTTTATAAAGCTTTGTTCTTGACGACTTCCAATATTGATTTGATTTAACTCCGGATTCTGTTTTAAGTTTAATATTTCTATTAACTATTTTTTCTATTTCGTAAAGTTTTTTGGCAACTTCTGAAATGGCTCTGTTTACTTTTTGTTTAGATGTAAATTCAGGATCTGATTTATACTCTTTATAAGTAACTTCTTTTAGATGCAATATACTCATCATTTGTTTGTAAGTGCTGTTAGATTCATCTAAATCTTTAACCACAGCATATCCGGTACTATTAGTTGCTGCTTTCATTCTTTTCTTTTTACCTTTCTTTGATTTACCTTGAAACGCAAATGGTGTTTTAGGTGGGCCTTCTCCCCCATCTAAATTTCCAGTTACACTCATTTCATCTAACTCGTCAGCTAACTCTAATTCTTTTAACTTATCGTCTATTTCTTTACGTAAATTTTTCATGTTACTTTAAAACCCTGTCTGTTTTTTCATTACATAAATTATCGCGCTAGATGCAGCTGTAATTTTAGCTAAAGATAAATCATATACTACGCCTGCAGTAAGATTTGCGGCTGCTATCGAACCTCCACTCGATAAATGAAATATCGCGCTTCCATGAGTGTTTACTATAACAGAACCATAACCATAATTAGAACCTGTATAATCTGTCTGGCCGTCTGCAACTGTTTGTGATTTATAATATTTTCCTGGATCGCCTAATCTATCAAAATCGCTACCTGATGTTTCAGATGAATCGTATATGTATATTGGATTGCCTGCCATGTCTAACCTAAACTTTTTAATTCTTTAATTAATTCATAATATCTTAATAAACTAAGGATATGAACATCTTTAACTACTCGTATTTTGTTAAATTTAGATGTCATGCTAACTACTTCGTTTAACTTAATTTTTACAACTGGGTCGCTAACTTTTTTATTTAATCGACTTAATTGATTTTTAATATTATTTGATTCTTTCTGAATGTGATTCTTTAATTGAGATGTGTTAGATATATTATTGATATATTCTCTAAGCAAAGATCTTTGTTTGGCATTTAATTTACTGTATTTGCTATTAAAACTATCAACTAATATTTTGTAAGTTAAAAGTCTTAAATCTTTATCTGCTTTAGTGTAAGATTTTAAAGTTGCTTCTTGTGTTGATTTTGATATTGGTTTTTTTGTTAAGTGCTCGATTATAGTAAATTTTGAATTTACCGTATCTGTTGGATTATCAAATGCATTATATTCAAAAACTTTATATATAGAAGCTATTTCTTTATAGTTTCTAACTCGCGTTTTGAAAAAATCTTCAATGTCAAAAGTCTTTTGTATATCTTTTATTAAATCATATTTTGCTTTGTTTAGTTTTTTATTATCTAAACGATGTCTGGCTTTAATTACAGTTTCAACTAATTTATCTGCTTTATTTTGATTTCGAAAATCATTTTCCAGTAATGCCTTATATAAATCTAATTCTTTTGTAAGTATTGAATTTTTCTTAAAATGCTCATTAATAATATTAAGAACTTTAGATTTATTATCATTTAAAACATCTGCTGTTAATTGTCTAACTAACAGTTCGAATAAAACGCCTGTATTTTTAAACTTCGAGTGACGGAGTTTTTTCATATTGTTGCCCAAATATTTACTATAAATTATAATTTAATATATACACTAATCTTATTATAAATATATATAAAAATAAGAATCAGTTTAATTATGAATCAATTAATTTAGATTCATCTAAAATAGTACCAACATCGCTATTATTGGTTTTATTTTTAGTTAAAGATTCTTGTATTACTTTTTTTGATTTAAACTTAGATTTCATTGATTTTAATAAATCTTTGACATTAATTCCCTCGTATGCTAAAGGACTTCCTTTCTTAAAGTTATGTTTAATTGTTCTATCAACATCGAATGTTTTAGCTAAATCTTTTTTACCTAAAGGATCTTTACCTCTCACATGATCTTGTGAATCATATTTGGTGGGTTCTTTTGGTCTACCTGCACCTGGCCATCCCCCGTCTGGAATTTCATTTTCTTCATTCTTATTATCAACATGCATACTAGCTATATCGTGGGGTGTCCCGAAAGATTCGTTTGTTTTGGCTGGATCATTTCCTTCACTTTCGATTTGATCTTTTCTGAATTTTTGTTTAAGGTCTTCAATAACACCTAATTGCTCTTTCGACCATTCAATTTCTGTCATATTAAATATATGTTCATATATCCACTGGTCTGATATCATTTGTAAGTCTTGCATTGATGATACCAAGCTGACCTTTTCGCTCAAAAGATTTATTTTTTCTTGTTCGTATATAATTGAAGGTGATGTTAATTCTAAATTAAAATTAACTAAATCTTCATCTGAATATCCTTGAGAAAATAAATGTACTACTGCTATCTTAGTTAGCTCTGATATTACTATTCTTTGTATTCTTTCTATTGTTCTTGCGAATCGAACATCTTCTGCGGCTAACGTTGCTTTACCCTCTGTGGTTTCATCATATCCGAGAAATGCTTTTGGTACCTTAAGAGCTGCCATCATTCTATTTCTTAAATATTCAATATCATCAATGCCACCAAAATCCATTCCATTTAAAGTATCGATCTCAGTCCCGGACTGCCCTCCTCTTACCGGAAGATAATAATCTTCCAACATATTCATTAAATTAAACTTAAGATTATAGTCTCCTGTTTTATTATCAACATATGGAGTCTTTTTCATCTTATTCATAATTTGTTGCATGTACCCATCTACCTCTGCAGGAGCTATATTTCCAATATCTATTTTAAATATTCTTCGCTCTGGAGCTCTCATGATTCTATGAATTAACATCGCATCTTCCATCAACACTAATTGCTTCCAAACTTTTCTTGCGGGTTCAATCATTGCTCTACCATACGGTAAAAAATTTGAATCTGATAATAATCTAAAATGTGCTACCTCGTAGTTTTCTAAATACAGGCGACCGTCAGGTCCTTCGTATAAAAATCTAACTTCATATGGGTTGTCGGGATTAAATCCCTCTTCTCTTTGAACTTCGTATGCTGATAATGGAACTACATTCACGACGCCGATATTTTCTTGTATATCTAATTTAAGATAAAAATCACCATATTTACACATGTTACGAATCCAAGGCCATAAATTAAATTCAATATTTAAAACATCATAGAATAAATTATGTAAAATCTTTTTTATATTTTCATCTTCGCTAGTGATTCTTAATAAATGTCCTTCTTCATCTTTTAATGTACATTCGTCTGAATATATATCTAATGCTGAAGCAATGATTGAGTCTAAATCCATTGCCTCGTAATCAGAAAATAATTCTAATTTAGATGAATAGTAATTATATTGTTGATTGTAATTTGAGTTGTATCCTTTCGCACCATGTAATCTAGTAAATCTATCACTAAATGATGATTTGTTACCTGATGATTGTAAGTGATCTGTGTCTAGAACATATCCTTTTCCTTTACCAACACGTCTTACTATAACGTTAGATGAAAAAAGTCTTCTTAACCTACTAAATATCGATTTGTCTGCCATATCTACTGTCTTTGAGTATTATTATATAAATATCATTAATATACGAAAAATTCTTTAGAATTCCAAATCAAAGTAACCATTTTAAATCTTCATCTTGATTATTAACTTTCATAGTCCATGGGTTATTTTTGGGTATGTTATCATTAGTTTGGACGCCCTCGTATTTAGAAAAATGATTAAGAGTTCTTTTATTCAGTTCGATTCCTTCTTGTCTTAATCTTAATGCGGTATCTCTCACCCAAAGGCCTATGGAGAAGCTCATTACTAAATCATCATTATATCCTTGTTGAGCTTCTGCTCTACTACCTTTCCAAACAAAAACAAACAGCTCATCTATTAATCTTTTTGATTTTATGATAGGAGCTTTTTCTCTCATTAACGTATCTAATTTTGATATTATAAGTGGTCGAGTTTTCGATGTTGTAGTAAACCCAGGGACCATTTGATGTTTATCTTTTAAATCGTATCCGTTATTTAATTGCGATTGAACATCAACAACGGATAAGTCTTTAGCTGAATAAAATAAATTTCTATACCCTCTATCGATTGCCGGTTGTATTGTGGCCCAACCGATATTTGCATTTTCAATTACTAATAGAGCATCATTATATTCAGTAGCTACATTAACTAGCATATTACCATAATCTTTTGTTCCAATTTTTCCTTTATACTCTGCCACTTGAGTTAATGACTCAACATCTATAACATGAAATGCTGAATAATCTCCTCCATCACCGCGGGCTACATCAGCTACTACTATATAATTCTTTGAATAATCTGTGGGTTCCCAGACCCAATAATTCCCATCAAACCCCCGCTTCTCGATTGGGTCGCAGCAATAAGTTTCTTCATACCATTTTAATAATACCCCTTCTATTACGGAATGACCTGAAGTTATAAAGTCGCAATCACATTCTTGCGCTGCTAGTTTAGGTCCTAACAACTCATCTTGCCTATCTCGCCAGTCGTGTGATCTGTCTGGGTGCAATGACCAATGTAATCTAATCGGATTAAACTCACTACCAGCTTCAGCATCTACCCATACTTTATGAAAAAAATTACCGGTACCGTTTGGTGTAGATAGTATTATTGCTTTACCACCTGTTGCTAGTGTTTGTTGTGATGAAGCCCATATAGTTTCGATGTTATCAATAAATGCTGCTTCATCAACAATTAATAATGATAATGCTTCTGACCTACCCGAATCCCCAACACTAGATGTCGCTTTAATTTGAGACCCGTTTGCGAATCTAAGAGATAATTTATTATCTTCAATCGTATTACCTCTTAACCAACTAGGAAGATTATCATGCATTACCCGGACTTTAGTAACAAGATTTTTTGCTACCTCTTGTTTAGTTGCTATTACTAAAATATTTTTATCTGTACTGAATAACATCATCCATAATGCATACCCGGCACATAATGTCGATATTCCTAATTGTCTTGATTTAAGAATTACATTATAATCTTTATCTTTAAAATCGTTTAATGTTCTTTTCTGAAAATCATATAAATTAAAATTTATTTTTCCTTTCGTTGGGTGTTGTATTTGACAATACTTGCGCATAAAGTATGTAGGATCTTGAGCACATTTCCGAAACTCGTCTCTTATTATATCTTTTAAAGATTTGCTTGTGGCCATTTTTACTTTATGTTTTTAACAACTAAAGAACTTGCGTATATTGTTGCTACACCTCCGACGAACCACATCATTTTTGAATCATACCACTTAGGTTTTGTTTTTTGGATGTGATCTAAATATAATTGTATATTTCTGTTTAACAATTCTATTTGTCTATCGTAGTTTTGAAACATAATAGTATCTTGCTGAATTATTAAATCCTGCGTAGCTATTATAGCATCTAATGCTACAATCTTATTCTCTAAAGATTTAACTACAGTATCTTGTTTTGTAATCTTGTCTTTGTAACTGTAAATTAATTCTAGTTTTAAAGAATCTACGTATTTAAGCGAATCGCAGTTGGTTTGACTTAATCCTGTAAATATATTAAATATAAATATTACTGGTAATAAAAGTTTCATATTCCATTATTTAATCCCTAATTGGTTTTCTAAATCTTGAATCTTTGAATCTAAATTCTTAACAGCTTTCTTAGCTTCTTTAACTTGTTTACTTCTCCCGTCGGCTGTTGTTTTTAGTTCAGTTAAATCTGTTTCGAGTTTTTTACGAGTTTCTTTTGTAACTGTAATTTGTTTTTTTAAAATATCAACCTCACGTTTATTTGCCGCTTCTTCTCTGTCAATCTCTACTGGTTTCTTTTTTGACGCTAGTAAAAATATTCCTAGAATAGCTCCTATTCCGGCAAATACCCATAAAACAATATTTTTAATCTTTTTAAACATAATTCTACTTTTGTTAATTAAATTCTATATAATAATAAATATGTTTCTGATTTTTTTTACATCCAGATTGTTGTAATTCCTGTTACCGTATTGATTGCAAGACCAGTATGGGACCATGCATGAATTGCTGATGCCATTAATGTGTAAACTAGAACTGCAGGTGCACCTGCTTGTCCAGCTGCCATGGCTCCTATTATTGCTGGAAGTAATAATGGCGTGAGTGGTGGTATTCCAACGAACGCAGGTAACATTCCTACCCCAATGAGTGTAGTTGCTGATTGTAATCCAGCCATAAATGCTGTTAAAAACATACCTGGTGTGTTTGCAGCTATCATTGAAGCATACATTGCTGCTCTAACGCCGTAATATGTTCTTGCTGTTATAGATGATGGTATAACTCCTTCGTAGTAGCCAGCGATGGTATCGGACCATTGTGCTGCTTGAAAAAGAACATTTCCGCTATTTCCTATCCCTACCCCACCTGATATAGAAGGGCCTTCGGCGACGAACAATCCTCCTAAAGAGGCTCCCATATCTAGTATGTCTAATGGTGATGCTGGATCGAACCCTATGAATCCATTAAGTATTTCTACATATGATAGCATATTACTCTAAGGTTACTGGTTCATTTGTTATGGCGGCTTCGTAATCTCTTTCTGCTTTATTTATCTTAGACTCAAATGATTTAACTTCTTTATGTAGTTTGATAAGTTCGGGTTTTAATTTTTGTTTTTCTTCGGGTGAAGCTGATCTGAATTTTACGACGACTTCTTTTTGTTTCTTTTCGAGTTGCTGTCTTTGGTATAGTAAACTTTGATATAATTCTACTGCTTTTTGAAATTTTTTGGATACTTTAAATTCTTCTAAAGCTTTTTTAATTTCGTCTTTTATTATAGACCTAAATTCATTTAATTTTATTTTCATTTTACTCTCCATTAAAAAATAGTAACTTAGTAGCTAATCCTATAATTGCAGTGTAAATTACCCACAAAGCTTTGTGTGCGCTTGTCTTAAACTTTTTACATTCTTTAACATCAGCTTCCATAATATCGCACTTTTTAAGAAAACTTTTCGTGTTGCTCAGGAGTTCTTCAATATCTTCTGTATTTTTGTTTACTTTTACGATAACACCCCCATCTGGATTTAATATTCTTTTTTTAATCATGCTGACGTCTTCTTTTATATCAGTTTGATCTTGACATATAGATTTCAAATGTAATTTTATTGTTGCAAGTTCCCCGTTAGGCATTTTTGATTTTAGATCATCGATAGCTGTAATTAAATCATTTAAGATCTGTTGATTTGTTTTTCTCGGAGACATTTTATTATTCTTCCTTCTGTTTTTTTGATCCAAATATCTTTTCTGCTCCAGCTATTCCAAAACACCCTAAGGTTACTAATACAAACGAATTATAAATAAATTCATTAATTACTAAATCCTTACCAAAGAAACCAGTTGCTAAATCAATTACCATTGCAATTACCATAACGGCAAATGATAAAAATCCTATAATACTTTTTTCGTTGTAATCATTGTCATCTTTAAATATATCTCTAAAGCTCATTATTTTTCTCCACATCCTATAATTTTTAAAATTATTTATTTTCTTCAAATCTACTTAAAAAATCAGTTCTAAATTTTTCAAAACCTTCTTCTATTTCTTTTTTAAGCTTTTCTTTATTCGCATTACCATCCCATTTTTCTATAGAACCGTCTTTATTTACAAATTCTGTTTTTTCTAATTCTTTTAAGAGACCGTCAACATCTTTTTCGGCTTGACTTAGCCACGCTTTAGCATTTTTTTGTATTTTGCTTTGTTCGTATAAATTCCATTCATCATT